TGGAAGCCAACTCTGTACCCGTGTCCTCGTTCCAATGATCACGGTTTTTAGGAGTTCTGTGGTGTTTTTGAACGACAGCCTGCGTTCTACTTCAACCGAGCCAGGGTTCGCAGCTCAATCTTAGTGTTGCGTGTCCGGTTACATTTCGCCGGTTTTTCCACAGTGGTATTATTTCTGGCCCACTAACCTTATGTGCTGTTGTTTTGTTTTTGGAGAGATTCAATAAGTGCCTTGGAACCGCCTACTCTGACATTAATAATACCATTGTAATAATCGTCAGTTTCTAAAACTCGCCTATCAAATTGTTCTTTAGCCTCTAAATAAGATAATTCTGCCTTTGAACTACAAAAATAAAGTATTTCTCTTGTAAAATTTTCTTCGCCTAACTGTTCTACATCTGCCTTTAAGTTATCTGAAGAGCCCCAGTAATCTTTCCAGTCTGATTCTACTTCGTAACGTCTACGATTCTTTCGGCCTTTTAATGGTGGTCTTGATTTTTTAAATTTTGCGAGTTTTTTGCCTATGTATTTTCTGTTATTTGTAATATTTGTGATAATATAGACGAAGCCTATGCAGCCTTCAGGTATTTCTTCTATGATTTTGCCTTGATATGTCCACTGCATAAGTTAATTTACCTTTGCAGTGGACCTGTGTGCCTATTTTTTGGTTTTTCTGGTTGTTGTATGTTTGTGATGAATTTCGTCCATGCGAATTTTGGCTAAGCGCCGCATTTCCCTTAGCCATTTTCTACTATCGCGATGTGTTCTTACAGAATTTCTTGCTTCAAATTTTTCATTTTCTTTGAAATAATTCAAATAAGCTTCTACTAATTTGTCGTGTGTATCATTTTCCATTATTCTATAATGTCTATATCGTTGGCATATGATGTAAAGCCATTTTCTTTAACAACTTTCATCACATGACTTACACGTCCTATTAATTCATCTTTATGACTGATCAAGAATACATTTTTGTTGCTGTCTCTTCCTGCTTTTTTAAGAACATGAAGTGCATTTTCAACTCCTGCACTGTCCATACCGCTGTCAATCAGCTCGTCGATAAACAACAAGTTGATATTTTGATATAGACTTTCCCAAACGTCGCGGAAAGCAAAGCTTAGACCTAATATAAGTCTGTTGCGTTCTCCTCTTGACAAATTATCAAAGTCTAAATCCTGACCGAGTTGTGTAATTTCTACACTTAGATCATTTTGGAATTGTACTTGATGAGGAAGACCAAGTTTGTCAAGATAATAAGTTAATCTATTATTAAGATATGCAAGATTTTGATCAATAATCTTTTTACGAATAAAACTGTCTTTGTTTGTTAAAAGTTTAAGCAAAAATTCTTGATGTTCTCTATGTTGAGTTAAATCGTTAACAGTTGACCAATCAATTTCTTGAATTGCTTCTTTTTCTAAATCGTCTATCTGTTTTTGATATGGATCTTCTTCGTCTTCTTTATTTTGAAGTGTTTGCTTTAGACCTTCTACGTTATTTCTGTGTTCGTATGCTTCTTTTGCAGTTTCATAAAAAGTATCAGGTCTTCCGTTTATATCTCCGATATCATTGAGTTGATTTAAAACTTTTTCGAGTTTATCTGCAACTTCATTTTGATATTCAATTGCTTCTTGTGCTTCTTGAGACTTTTTAGAAACAATTTCTGCTTTTTTATCTTCATGAAGTTCTTGACCGCAAGCATAACAAACAGCATCATCAAGTTCTTCGATATCTTTTTTAATTTTTTCAACTGATTTATCTGCTCTTAGAAGTGCAGTTTCAAGAGTTGAACGTTCTTTGTTTAGAGCAGTAATTGCATTGTTTAGCTCAGTCCAGTTTTGCAGTTTTTCATGTGCTTCAAGTTCTGCATTAATATCTAATTCTTCAAGTTGTTCAATACCCTTGTTTAATCTTTCAATGTCTTGCTTTTTCTTTGCAATCCATGCACGTTGGTTTTTTCTTAAACTTTCAATAGTATTTTTTATTTTTTCGTTAGAACTTTGAATAGCATTAATACGAAATGTTTCTTCAGTAATTGCATCTTTTGTTTGTTTTACTTTTTCTTTCAAACTTTCTGCTTTTTCTGAAAGTATAGTAATACCTAATAACTGCTCAATTATTGCACGTTGATCATTAGCTCTCATGCTCAAAAAAGGTTCGCTATAGGTATTAAGAGCCACAATATGTTTAAACATATCATGACTCATACCAAGAAGTTCGTTAAGTTCTTTTTGAGTATCTCTACTGTCACCTTGACTTTCGTCGTCGTAGGTTTTTTCTTGATTGTTTATGAAAAATTTAAGCACATTAGGAGAACGTCCGCGCTCAATCCTATATTGTACCCCGTCTTTTTCAAAGTGTAGGGTGACCAACATCCCCTTACCATTTGTTTTATTGATAAGGTTGTTCTTTTTGATGTTGGTCAGTGCTTGGCCGTACAGTGCATAGCTGAGGGCATTAATTATGGTAGTTTTGCCTGTACCGTTACGCGAGCCAGAATCATCACCTCCTTGATCTAAGTTTTCACCAAGCACTAAAGTCAACTGTTCTTTGTTAAAGTCTACAGCCTGGGTTTGATTACCCACGCTCATAAAATTTTTTACTGTTAAATCTTTAAGTTTAATCATATATTAAAGCTCATTATAAATTTGTAATAGAAGATTTTTGTTATAATTTTCAGAATCAATTTCTGTAATTTCTTTTGAAACTATTTGATCAACGCTTTCAAATGAACTAATATCAAGTTCTGTTGTAATTTCTTCCATTTGTTTTTGTGGAATAAGTGTAATTTCTCTACACTTATATTGATTGATATACATTTCTTTGAGAAATCTTGCTTCTTCAAAACTAACAGGACAATCAAGTTCAACTCGTAGATACATTTTTGATTTAATTATTTTATCAGTTTCGTCTATAAGTTGACTTAGTTTAATTGTTCTATATTTTGGGCAGTCTTCCCAATTGATATATTTTGGAGGTAGATCGTTTTCTCTATCAAGGACCATCATACCTCTTTCGTCGTCCCAGTTATCTGCATAGTTATGAGGAAATGCATTACCAATGTAGTGTATATTTTTCTGAGTTTGTCTTTTGTGAAAGTGTCCAGAAAATACATATTCAGGTTTATCAAGATCTTCTGCTTTTAATTCTGCTGAATCAGGCATTCTTACCATAGCATTCATTAAAAATGAAGGTAGCTCAAAATGACCAAACATATATTTGCAATTCATTTTTGCAACACGTTTCCATTCGTCATCAACTAACCAAGGAACAAGAGCAACATCTTCAATCTGAGTTATTTCATCTACAACTATAACTCCGGGAATGTGCTTTGCAAATTCAGTTGATTTTACATCTCTTTTATCCTTATAATAAAGATCATGGTTTCCGGCAAACATAAAGAACTGTTCAAATTCTGCACCTAATTTTTCAAGGCTGCGAATGCCATGATCCATTGTTGTTAGATTTAAACTGTTTCTGTTATGATTCCAGTCTCCACAAAAGATCACAGTTTCACAATTTTCTTCTTTGGCTTTACTGATGAACCAATCTATAAAGTCGTCACAGTCTTGATTGTGAACTCGACTGTTTCCTTTTAGTCCGTAATGGATGTCAGTAAAAACGGCTGCTTTTTTAAACAAACTTGTTACCTCTTTATTAACTTAAATTATATGATAAAATTTAAAAAAATCAACCGAAAATTACTCAGAATTTCTTCGCACGGATGCTTCCCATTCGCCTGCGTTCTGTCTTGTGTGGCTTGGATTTAGATCATTCATTTCGAGTATATCATCTCTAATGTTTTGATTTCTTTTTTCTATGTTAATAACTCTTACAAAACTGTTTGTAACTGCGGCTGTATAGTATGCAAAAGGATTCTGACTTTTTGATTCATCAAATTGAAGGCCTATTTGTGCAAGCTGAACAATTGCTTGACCTTTCATTTCGTCGTTGTATGTATAACCTCTTACATTTCCGCGAGTAGCATAGCGATCTACTAATTTCATCCACATCATTGCAAGTTTGTTTGTTGCCTTTCCGTGATCTTTTGAAAAATAACCATTTTCCATTCCTCCGATCCAATGACTCTTTCCTACACAAACAAGATCATCGTTTTCGTCGAACTTATAGTGCTGAAATGGAGGAAAATTCAGTTTCACTCTTGTATCAGCAACAGTTTTAGGATTTTTCTTTCTTCCTGGTTCTTCTGGTATGTGATCAAACGTCATTATTCGAAAAATTAATTCTTCTTTTTCGATTTTTCTGTAATCATATTCGCAATCAGCTTGTTTGACTTTTTCGCCAGCAAGCTTACGACGTTCGTATTCATTTTGACTTATTTTTTTAGCTTTATTTCTTTTTGCTTCTGCAATAGTTCTGATATTTACTTTGTCAATGCTTGGTAAAATTATATCATAGTGTGCATAATCAGGATCTACATAACTGCAAAAAGTATTTTTTGATTTATGAATTTCTTTTAATAAGTCTTTGTTGTTTAAGTAATTTTGTTTCCTCAATAGTTTCTCCGAGTTTTTTAAATTATAATATACGTATTTAATTTTGTCAACTAAATACATTATAGGAGTATACACATGTCTTTATTTGATAATATTCAAAATATTGGAAATCGGTTCCAATCTCTGCAACAAGAATTAGGTTCTTCGATTACACAATCAACAAGAACTGTGTCAAATTTTATTAATAATATCAATGATATATCAGGCCAAGTACAAGGTTTTTCAAGTAACTTAAACAGTTTTATTAATGATTTTAGTAGTCCTTCGGGCTTGCTTAAAAAAATAAGATCACGAAATCTGTTTTCCGAACAACAGCAGTCAAACCGAACTACTGCAAGATTTAGCAGTGCTGCGCACGGTGATTGGCGTGTAAGATTATCAATACCTGATAGATTGGAAAGAAGTCCTGTTATATCTCCTTTAATTGACACTGAAGGAATGGTTTTTCCATATACTCCGACAGTTTTGATTCAACATGATGCTAACTATGATATGTTAGCCCCTGTTCATAATAATTAT